ACCGTCTAAGAATAAGTCTACGTCTGTTGGATTGCTTGCCATCTCACCCACACCCATAAGCTGAATAAAGCCATGTTGTGAGCGCCCTGGTATAGTTGTGCCGAAGTCAGAAGCGCCATCGTACCAAGTACCCCCGCCAAAGTGAACACCTCTTACATCTGCCTCTGCCCATCTGCCCATAACAGTAGTACCTTCTAAGTTAGGTCTAATGAAGTTACGGTAACCCATGGCTTGGCTGTAGTTGTTATTAGGTGCAATGCCATGACCTAAGCCACTAACAAAGATTCGTTCGTTATTATTTTCAATAGATGCTCTGTTTACGTTGCCCATTCCGGTAGCGCTCTTTTGATTGCCGCTCGTATTAGTGATATTGCTGCCGCCTACATTGTTTGGGCTACTGATTATTCCACTTGTTCCATTAGTTCCTGCGCTTGCATAACATCTACCTTTAACACTGCTCCATGTATAGCCGTAAAACTCGCAGCACTCCTGTGAGCCGTAGCTTGTATCTCCATCGTAATCTAAGAATTCTACAGCTCCTGTACTTGCGTTAATTACAGATGGTGTGTATTGACAAAGCGCTCCAATATCTAACAAGCGCATGAGCTTACACTTCGTTACCTGTTCATCTGCTACTATGTAATCAGTTAGTTCTATGACTCTCCACCATGAATCTTTAACCCAAATCTTATCGTTAAACTTAAGCCCGAATACATCGGTTACAGATAGCTTAAAATAAGCTTCCATGATCTTCTGTTCATCATCGTAAAGCTCAGAGATATACTCTCTCCAATATCTATCAAATAGCGTGTGCAATGGCATGGCTTCGATAGGATGCGGAGGAATCTCTTGGCCGAAATTCAGATCATCTGTGCCTATAGCTGTTGGAATAGATTTATAATGGCTGAGTAAAGGAATAATAGTAAAGCTCGCATCTTCTGCTACTTCATCGTACACCATAACTACAGCATCTTCTGCTGTATCTCTTCTATAAAGTATTCGCGGACCAGGTGCCATGAATTCTCCTTTATCATTGAAGTACTTAGGAATGATGTAATTAGTATTCGGTATAAGGTCGCAAGGTGAAGCGCCAAAATTTAATTCAACAGTGTAATCACTTGTACTAAAGTCATTGCCTGCATCGGTTAAGCGTAGCTCACCATAAACTCTTTGAGCACCTGATTTATACTTAGCATTAATTAAATCTCCCTGCTCTTTATAGCTCCACTTAAGTAAGCGCTTTCTAACATCTGAAGCGGGTGTAAGTGTAATATCTTTAGACGTATCTAATTTACCGGTCCAATCGTAATCATCTCCGCTGCCTAAATATTCCACCATTGGAATAATCTCTACTGAGTTAGGCATGTTTGGGTTAGGAACTAATACAGCGTTAAACATCTTCAATAGATCACGTAAGTAATCTATCTGTTTCATCTCAGGAGCGTTGCGAGCGAAACTAACTGTTTGCCCATAAATCTCACCGCTTGCATAAGTGATGCCTATTGTACTTCCTGAATTTATAGTTACAGCTTGCGAGCTTCCTGCATGAGCATAAATGTAAACTCTAATTTCATCTCCTATCTCTAAAAGTAAATTGGTAGATGCATTAACTGTGAATGGGTTGTTTTGGCTAACTACGTATACGTTGCCTGCCTGATCGTAATCATATTCAGTAGGGCCTACATTCTGTGCAAATGGAATAGGAACTATAGACTCTATACCGCCTCTTGTTATACCTAATACTATATCGTAAGTATGAACTGCAAAAGATGAATAGCCTGCAGTATTTACATTAATCTCTAAGCTCACGCCAAAATCAGCGTAGTAATTTACTTGCGAAGTATAAACACTTGACGCAAAGCTGTTAGATGGATCTAATGTTTCTACCCAGTTTATAAGCTGCTTATAATAAAGCCCGCTATTGCCCTGAGTGTTTATAGTTACTGATTGATTAGAATTATAACGCGCGCTGAATTTAGCTTCATCTGCACTAACTGTACCTGCTACTAATGGATTAGTAATATAAGGCACGTACATGCGAGCGAGCTCAGTATCTAAAGTATCTCCGCTATAGGTAAAGCCTGCCTCTGTTATAATCTTATTAAGTAGCCATTTAGCCTGAACAGCTAAAGTTAATTCACCCGTATAGATAGGATTAACTGAGCTGAATACTCTTCTGCTACCTATTGCTGTATCTTCACTCCAATTCTGCCCCTTATCAGTCAATGTATAGCAGATAGCTTCATCAAATAAGCTACCATTATTAATATCTACTATATTCTCATAAATATTCTCATGCGCTAAATCAGTGTAATCTAATTCTTTCAGCAGCTTATCTCCAATGCTTCGAGCTAAGTCAACAGTCTCTCCAAAAAACGCTATAACGAATTCATGTATTTGCCCTTGGTGTGTAACTGCCTGCTTAAATTGTATGTGCCCCTCAGCTATTGGTAAAGTATCGACTGATAGAGTTGCCTCTATCTTGCGTAATACATTAATCTGAGTAGTGTCATCATTCAATAAGTTAGCGTTATACTGCTGTCCGAAGAAATCTACATTAGCCTTCGTTGCAGGTATTCTGAACTCACGCGAGAAAGCGCCCCTGGTAGTGAACTCAGAAACGCTGTTGAAGTTAGATGAGTAGCTTATGCTCTCATTCTCGTATAAGTCTACTACTACAGCAGCTCCATTGGTTGCCTTAACCGTTAATATTACTGATGGCTTCATGCTGTGTAATCGTTGCTAAATTTCAATGTCAATTCTAAGTCTGTTTTCGCGTAGCTGCGAGTCTTAATAGCCACGTAGTTATTAGATTCAATGACCACAGGAGTAGCGCTTCCATCTGCTCCAATCATGTAAACCGATTCGGAGTAGATAAGATTCTTAAGATATTCAAACTGCCCTTCTGTTAAGTAGTCAGTGCGTATGCGCATCATCTTTTCAACGAATGGGCTGCGCTCAGTTAAGCCTCTATCGTAAGTGTTAAATCCAAATTCAGTAGTCTCATCTGCTGTGCCATAATTACCCACTACCTTTCTATATCTCTTGCGCTCCACTGAGTAAGAATCCTCAGAGCGTTTAGTAAAATTGAAATAGTCCCATCCACCTCTGCTATTGGTCCATCCTAATCTTACCTTATCGAATCTGCATTCGTCAGCTGCCTTGAATACTGCTATTGATCGTGCAGCTGGGTTGCCCCCTGCATCTCTGAAGTTAAGTAGGTAGTGATGCCAATCTGCATCTAAGCCAAACGCATCCTCTATGTTACCCGGTAAGAGAGGCAAGTGGTTAATTGTTCCTGCTGCAATTACGCACGCTAAAGTGTCAGTCTGAATAGGTGATCCTGCTGCATTGAATTGAATAATCTGCACCTCATCTATCGCATTCCCTGTTAAAGTAGTGCCATCATCAGCAGGAATAGTAAGCACTCCGTAATCATCACTAAAGCCTGTTATACCAATCGTGTTAGCACCTAATGAGTATTGGCTGAGCATGTCATCCATTGCATAGGTCTCTCTTACTAAATCACTCATAATGTAGCTCGTTGCTGAGCTCAGCGCAAAGTGAGTAGCTGGATTAGGATTAAACCCATCAGAAATCTGAAAAGCTGCATTGATTAAAGCGCTGCCATCTAATGGGTAAGCGGTAGCTTGCACCTCGAATAAGCCAAGCACCTCATAACCTTCTTTTATAATTGTGCTAATGCCTAAGATATTACGTGATGTATCTGCATCTTGCACTGTTGTAGATGCAAATAATGAAGGAACTGAGTCAGTGCTGTTTACACCTAAATCCATTGCTGAACTAACAACAGGGTTAAGGTCAAACACTAAAGCGCCATTGATGTTAGGCTGCACGTAAAAAGTATTAGTAGTAGTGCCATTGCTTACTTCTATCACATAGCGAAAGCCAGGCTGCCCTATGTTAGAAGATGTAGCCACCACGATAAGCTTCTGCTTAAGCGCAGTAAAAACGTATGGCTGCTGATGTATTGTAATTGCCATTATTCAGGTTTAATATTAGTTAGTTTTCTCGTTTGATTTAAGATGTAGATATAGACTGCATCACCCATTGCCTCGTTAAGCTGCGGTCCGTATTCAGGTAGTGTCTCAAGATATGCATCTCTCCAATAGTATAGCGGAGCAATACCTTTCTTTTCAATGCTCTTAGCCATAGCATTAGCCACTCTTAAGCGCTGATCTTCATCTTTGTTAATTGCTGATTTAGCGAACTTAGTTCTGCGCCCTGTCTCACCTATTGAACGTAGCTTAATCTTTTTAAGATTCATCCAATTAAGAATAGCATCTACCGGAGGCTTGGCTGCTCCTGCTGCAAAGCGTGTATCTATGCCTTTGTAATTACTCTCCTTACCTTGCCTACCATACTCCACCCACTTAGCGTAATCTGCTGTAGAGTTAAAGCCGATAGATGGAGTAGTTCCGGTTACATCTATATCGTAATAGAGCGAAGCTGCAAGCGTTCCTGTTGTGTTAGCTCTGCGCTTCTTGCCGTATCTTGTTTGCTGTATTCTAATGTTAGAGCGTGCGCGATCAGTAACGGATTCTCCGAAATCTAAAAGCACATCGTATAGTGCTCCCTGTTCAAACAGCTCAGCAAGTATGCTCATTCTTTCTCAGCTTCCTCTTTAATCTTGTTAAAGAATTGAATCAAT